CGCTCGAATCCACCCGTGCCCCAAGCCAATCACGCTTTGGGAGGGTGCGGCTTACGACGCACTGAACGGCGAAATCTCTCAAGCGCAGATCGAGGCGAAGATCGCCGAGTTCCTTGGCGATGATCCCGGGGCAGCACTTTCGAGCCTGTTTGAATGAAGCCGCCATGTCCAGCGAAGCGAATTTACAGGAGGCCAAGACGAAGCTGCGCGAACTGGAAATTCGCGTCATCGGAGTGGACGGCAACAACGGTCTTACGAAAAAAGTTCATGACTTGGAAAAAGAGATGAGCGACGGTTACAACAAGTTGATGACCCGTCTCGACGACCTCTCCGAAACAAGAGACAAGAGGCTGCGCGAGCTTGAGCTTCGAGTTTACTTGATCTGCGGCGTGCCGGCGATCGTGGCAGCAACCGCAGCGACTTTGAAATTTCTGCACCTCATCAACTAAAACAAAAGGAACAAAATGAGTCTCATCGTTCAACGCATCATTCGCCAGGGCTTGACCGCCGCCTCTGGCTTCCTCGTCGCCAAGGGCGTGATCGCCGCCGAAGCTGCTGGCTCTTGGGTCAGCGCGGGAACCGAGTTTTTTGCCGCCCTCGCCTTGTTTGGAGTCGGCTGGGTCTGGTCCACGATCAACGCCTGGCTTCTTTCTCGGAAAAAAAGCTGAGTCATGGAAGCTATTGCGGCTTGGCTCGGAACGATCTTGGGGGCAGCACTCAAACAGTGCGCTCCTGTCCTGCGGGACATCCTGCGGGACGCAATTCGGGAGGCGTTAACGCCGAGCGTAGAGGACGGCAAGCGTGATCCAGACTTGCGCCAGCGTCTTGTCAAGAAGATCAGGGGGGGCAAATGACGACATCGCAAGCAATAAAAGCGTGGTTCCTTTTGGTGGCTTTCGCCGTTGTTGTTGGTCTACTGCTCTCCGGCTGTGCGACAAGAACGATCTACGTGCCACCCGGCGAGCCGGTGCGTCTTGCCGCGCCGATCAAATCCGCGCCTGTGTGGGTGCGGGATTCGTCCGGCACTTGGGTGCGTGGTCGGGTCAACCTAGACGCCGGTTGGTATGTTTTGCCCGACCCCGGCCCTGAGGAAAAATGAAGCCGACGCCCCGTGGCCTCACGAAACTCAAAATCATCCGGGAAATCATCGCCGGGACACGCTTCATTCCTACTCAAAAACAACCTCCCAAGCCCACGCCACCCGCACCAGTCAGCCAGGATCAGGCGGATGCTGATGGCGTGGTATTCGATGCGCGATCCGATCGGAACCTGCGCAGCCTCACACCAGAGGCGCAAAAACAATTCCGCATCTGGCTCCGCCGATGCCGGGAAGTAAGCATCCCCGCCGTCATCATCTGTGGCACACGCACTTTTGCGGAGCAGGCCGAGATATACGCCCAAGGGAGAACGAAGCTGGGGAAGATCGTGACCCGAGCCAAGCCGGGTGAGTCGATGCACAATTACGGAATGGCGATTGATTTTGTTGTTTTCAATGGCGTTGACGAAAAGGGCGGCGTTGGCCAACCGCGCTGGGAAAGTCCATTGATGACCAAGGCCGGACAGATTGCTTTGGACATGGGCCTCGACTGGGGCGGTGCGTGGACCTCATTCAAAGACATCCCGCACATCCAACTGCCTCGCCTCAATCTTTCCGATCTGCGCAAGCAGATGCCGCAAGGATGGACACCAGCATGAAAAAATGGACCCTAACACGAATAGCTCCAAATGTTCACGCATTGGACTTAAACATGGATCACATTGGCGAATCAGTTGAGTGCTTATTCCAAGCCGATGAGCACTGGGACAACGCGCATTGTCGGCTGGACCTGCTCAAGAGGCACCACGAAGAAGCCAAGGCACTCGCCGCGCCGATTTTCAAGTTTGGCGATACGTTCTGCGCCATGCAGGGCAAGTGGGACAAGCGTGCCTCACAGAGCCAGCTACGCCCGGAGCATCGAGGATCAAACTATCTTGATGCACTCGTCAAGACTGCTTCCGACTGGTTTCGGCCCTATCAAGAAAACATTGCGCTGATCTGTCCGGGGAACCACGAGACAAGCATACTCAAGCGACACGAGACGAACCTGACGGAAAGACTTTGCGACCGGCTGGGCGTTGAGATGGGCGGCTACTGGGGCTATGTCATTGTGCGGCTGAACAGGAGAGTGAAGGGCGGACGCAAAAGCAGCTACGCGCTGCATATCCACTATCATCACGGCTACGGCGGTGGCGGCGAGGTGACGAGGGGCTTGATCGACAACAACAGGACCAGAGGACAATACCTGGCCGACATCTACTTTTCCGGGCACATCCATCGGCGAAACATGGACGAAAATCAGATCGTCTTGTGCAATCGTTACGGGCGAATTGAGACGAGGGAGCAAGTCTTTTTGCGCTTGGGAACCTACAAGGCAGAGCACGACGAGCCGGGTGGATATCATGTTGAGTCAGGAAGAGCGGCGCGGCCCTTGGGCGGATGGTGGGTTAAGTTTACCTATGCGAAAGAGGGCGACTTGCACATTCTCAAATACGAAGAGCGGAGGGCAAAATGAAGAAGACCCCACTTGAAACTTTGGCTTTGCGCTACGTTAAGGCTCTCGGCGAGCACGCCGACACTGTGGTGATTTTGGCGAGCGTTCCGAGTCCACAGCCGAACGGAAGGACCGAACTGATTGCGGTCTGGCAGGGCAACCAATTCGCTGCTGAGTATATGGCCAGCAACTTTTCAACCCGAGAAGATGAGGAAGATGAGGACGAGGACGAGGATGACGGGGATCAGTTGATCGGGTCCGAAAATAGTTGTTGACGGATGCTCGTTGGCGGCTAGTGCTCGGGGGAATGACCCGATTTGAGAAGCATCTGGCGCAACTCCCCCCGGAGAGGCTGGCGAAAAAAATCACCAAGGCCGCAAGTGGTAAGAGGCACTTATCCGCTTGGCTCGCCTCACTCGTGTATTGGGACGTGTATGGCTGGGGTCCGATGCCTGAGTCTGAACGCTCCCGCAACCCAGTCCGCCGCCTCATGCGGCGATACAAAGCCGCCCAGTGCTGGGGACGAGACTCCGATCTTTACCAAGCGATGATAGCTTTCGGATACGACGAAAAAACCGCGTTGCACCGCATATGGAGAAAAAGAAAATGAAAGCGACCTTTATCTTAATTGCCTTGCTGCTCGCCCCCCTCGTGATCTCGTTTTTGTTCGTGGCGGTCAAGATTCTGACCGACATTGTTTGGGGAAAAGAAGAGGAAGAAAAATAGTTTGACGGGCGGCTGCTGCTTGCTAGCAGTCGAAGAACAACCAACAACAAGGAACACATGAATACAATCCTCCAAGTCCCCCAAGAAATCATCGAGGCAGCCCAAGTGGTGAGCAACTACTTTGAGAAACAGGGAGTGCAGGAATGGCAGCTCTGTTCTATAGCTGATAGACGACTCGTTACAAAACTAGAACGTCTGGTTCGGGATCACTCACTGGATGCCGCTCCCGCTTCCACCGAACACCGCAATGACCACACATCCCCAAAGGAGGACGCATGAGTAGGGGTTATTTTGCAGTGGGCCTCGACAACCCGAAGACCCCAGAAAACATTGCCGGGGTGCTGCGCGCATGCGGATGCTACGACTCCGCTATGCTGGCTGTCAGCGGCCCGCGCTATAAAAAACACGGCTGTGACACCATGAAGCAATGGCGGAACATGCCGCTGCTCCATGTCAACGACCTGCGCGAAGTCATACCGTATGACTGCGTGCCTGTGGCGGTCGAACTGGTGCCAGATGCCAAATCCCTTGTGAGCTTTACGCATCCAGAGCGTGCCTACTACATTTTTGGGGCCGAAGATAATACTCTCGGCGAGCGGATTCTCTCATGGTGCCCGCTTCGAGTGATGATACCCACCCGAGCCTGCATGAACCTCGCTGCGTGCGTCAACGTCGTGCTCTACGATCGTCTCGCCAAGCAAGAGCGGAAATTATGAACAATTCCGAGAGCACGACACCGCCGGCTTGTTCGGCTCATCTTATGCCGATCGGCTCCCCATGCAGCTTCTACCAGAATTACACCTTGAGGATAGAGAAAAAAGCGAAGGGCCAGTGGTTCGCGCATACCAACTGGCGCGAGGACGAAATAGACGAGGCCCGCGAGATAGCCGCCAAGATAATCGCAAAAGCTCTGCCTGATTGCGAGGAAGTCCGCCTCATTCGCATCCGCTTTGAGGTTTTGCTGAACAGCGATTCCATAAAAGAAAAGCCATGAACCACGACGGATTTCACCCAAAAAACAACCAACCCAAACCAACAAAGGAAAAACACAATGACAGCACAAGAAGCAAGGGAGAAGGGCTACCGCCCTCTCACAACCAAGTATATTCCCAAAGAACAATGGATGCTCGAAAACGTCCTCGCTGACATGAGGCGAGGCGGGATCGACCACGTCCTCGTTGAACAGGACGGAGGCGTCGAGGTCTGGAGGACCGCGCCGTCTAAAAAGGCAAACATGGAGCCTAAAGCCAACGCCTCTTACTCCTGAATGGATCAAAAGACATGAAAACAAAGAATACAAAGAATACAAAGAATCTGCATGCTAGGTCAGCTTTTTGTGGCAGCACTTGGAGGGCCGTGATCAACGGAAAGAGTTGTGTCAACGAATACCCATACAGCATCCTCTACAGCGCCCCCTACACAATTATACTGGAAGGCCACATTGAGAGAGCCGAGGCAGGGGTCACGATGTTAGACATCATGCACCAACTGGCCGATCACATCGAAGCACAAACAAAAGAAATGGGGATAAAGGACAGTTTTCAACTGACCCTGTATCCTGCAACAACAAAGGAGAAGAAATGAAAAGAAATGCTGAGATACAGGAGGCCCACCTATGAGCCTACTCAACAAAATAATTCGTGGCGTCGTGCCCCGCGCCCAGCGCATCGTCCTCTATGGCGTCGAGGGCGTTGGTAAAACAACCCTCGCAGCCAAAGCCCCGAACCCACTGTTCCTTGACACCGAGAAAAGCACACTGCACACAAACACCAATCGAATCTTGATTGAAACGTGGCAAGAACTCGAAGCCATGATCAAAGAAGTCGCTACTGGGAAATATGACTTCCGCACCCTAGTCATCGACTCGGTGGACTGGGCCGAGAAGTTGGCCATCGAGGACATGCTGGCCCGGGAGAAGAAAAACAGTATTGAAGATTACAAGTGGGGGAAGGGATTCGTAATCTTGACGGAGAATATGAGTCGATGGCTGGCCCTGCTTGATTCGGTCGCAGCTAGAGGCATCCACGTTGTTCTGATCGGCCACTCCAAAGTTGCCCGTCACGAGCCGCCAGACGGCATGCAGCCCTATGACCGATACGAGTTGAAGTTGACCAAGCAGACCGGCCCGCTGGTCAAAGAGTGGGCGGATGCCCTTTTGTTCGCCAACTTCAAAACCCGCATCGTTGAAGCGGAGTCCGGCAAGGCCAAGGGCATCGGGGGAAAAGAGAGAGTCATCTACACCCAGCGCAGTGCAGCCTGGGACGCCAAGTGCCGGGTGCCAGGAATCCCGGAAGAGATTCCGATGATATGGGAATCGGTGGCCCCGATCTTTGGCGATGTTCAGCCTTCTCCCGCTGCCAAGCCGTCGGAGCAGGCCAAGCCTGAACCCACCAAGTCCGAGTCTGCGCCTCAAGCTGAGGCGGTTACAGCCCCAGCAAAGTCGCCATCGCTCCAGGAGCAGGTCTTCTTTGATGTCCTCAAGGGAGTGCTTACCGAGGCGCAAAAGGCGGTTGTCGCCCTTCGCTCTTGGGGCTGGCTCCAAGAGGGGCAAGAGCTATCGGCCCTCTCCGACCACCACTGTAAGCAAATCTTGGCCCGCCCGGATGCGTTCCGAAAGCGGCTGAAAGAGTTTGCACCCTAACCGCAAAATGGACTTACGATGACCAAAACCATAACAGACTCAAAACTGTCCGCGCATCCGACTGCCCTTTTCGGTTTTTTTAAAGTTCGACGCACACGCTACGGAAAAAACTGGGTTGCGTGGGGAGCACTCGAAAGAATGACGGCGGATGACCCAATCAGCGAGACCGCTGATCCGGTTCACTTCTGCTTTGCTGAAACCGAAGACGAGGCGGTGGAAAAACTCACTGCCGGAATGGACGCCGCTTACGGCAAGCGTAGATGGTGGCGGCAAGAGTGTTTGCCGCATCCTGAGCCGAGCTTGGCTCCATGAGATGACGGGAACCGCTCGACTTTTGCTTCCGTTAGAAAAAAACAACAAAAAAGAAAGAAAAAAAACATGCCTCAATATCAATACAACGACGAAGGGGGCGGCGGATTCAAGCTGTTGCCCGAAGGAGACCACTTGCTCGAAGTGGTCAACGTGACGGAAAAAATCTCCAAATCCGGCAACGAGATGCTGGTTCTGGACTTGGAGTGCGAGCAGGGGAAAGTGAGGGATTACCTCGTCTTTTCGCCCAAGACTGGCTGGAAGATCGATACTTTCCTCAAAGCGGTGGGGAAGGCCCCGAAGGCGAAGGGTGTCTTGGTGGACGTGACGCCTTCGCTGTGCTTGGGGTCCAAGGGCTGGGCCCGGATCGAACACGAAAAGGACGACGAGGGAAAGAGCTGGCCGAAGGTGGTCGCGTGGCTGGAGAAAAAAGAAGTCACGCAGCAAACCCAAGTCAAGAAAGACGACGACATCCCCTTCTGAGGACAGAAAGACATGACCACTCAAAACAACAAGGAAATCTTTCGTCCCTCATCTCTCCCCAAGCTGCGCCAGTGTTTGCATTACGAGCCTGGCGCGGCGGGGGACGCCGCTGCGCGGGGGACACGCATTGACTCCTTTTTCCGCGCCATCCTCGCCGACGAAAAAATCGAGGCCGAGACCGATCAAGCTAAAGCCGAGCTTGCGCTGGCACGCAAGGGCGTCGAGATGTTGCGGGAGAAATCGGGCGACCACCCTATCCTCTCACGTGAGCAGGATTGCAAAATCGTGGTGCAGGACTCTGACTTTGAGGAGGTTTGCGGCGGCACCTGCGACGCCATTGTTCCGGCTCTAAAACTCTCCGCCGACCTCAAGACGGGGTCAATCAGAGACTACACGGACCAGATGGCTGCGTATGCGCTGGGGTGCATGGATCGCTTTGGAGTCGATGAGTGGACCACGCTGCTCCTCTACGTGGACCAGGGCGAAACGGTCGAGGCGCACTGGGACTACGAAAAGACTGCGTCTCGCTTCCTGACACTGCTGGATGCTTGGGTGCTGCGGAATAACGCCGAGCCAACGATCTGCGAGTATTGCCACTGGTGCCGAAAGGGCCCAGCCGGGGACGCCTCTTGCCCCGCCATCGCCAAGCAGCTTGCTCCGGTGACGACGCTGCTGCCGTTGCCCGCCGACTTGGAACAAGCCAAGGCGATCCTGCTGGCTGATCCGGTGCGTGCAGGAGCCTTCAAAAAAGCAATGAAGATTGCCGCTCAAATCGAGGAAGCGATTGACGCCAAAGCCAAAGAAGGGGGCGATTGGTGCCCGGAGGGGTTCCGGGTGCAGCACCGCAAGGGGAGGCCGCAAGTCGGTCATGATGATTTGGTCACGATTGCCCGACTGATCGGAATCGAGAAAGTTCTCGCCTGTTGCTCTGTCAATGCAAGCAAGTTGCGGGAAGCAATCGAGGCCAGCGAGGACGAATCGGCCCGGACCCTGCTGGACGCTTTTGTTGATGGACCCGGTTACAAGGCACTTGTGGAGGTGAAAAAATGAAGCAATACCTCGGCATTGATAATGGTGTCAGCGGCGGTCTAGTTTTGCTTTCTTTGTCTCCTGGCCCCGCCCCAATTGCCATGCTGCCGATGCCAATCAAGACGGCGCGCAAGGGGAACGAGGTGGACCTCAGCGAGGTCATCTGGTGGTTAGATAAAAACGAGATTCGCCTATCCGAAACCATGACAATCATCGAGGAGCCGGGTGGCAGCAAATCCGCCAAGGCGGCGACCTCGATGGCTGGATCATTCCATGCGTTGCGAGCGATGTTGGAGGTGCACGGAGCGCGATACGAGCGCATCACGCCTCACGCTTGGCAACGAGTGATGCTTCCCGGCTGCAAGCCGGGTGAGACCAAAGCCCGTGCGCTTGAAGTGGCACGGCGGCTGTGGCCGGGGACTGATTGGCGTGCTTCCGACCGATGCCGGACGCCGCATGACGGACTGATCGACGCCGCACTCATTGCCGAGTATGGACGGAGGGCAGGACTGTGACACCAAAGAGACCCGACGCTGTGCGCCACTTCCTGAGCGGATCGGTCGGACCCGGTGGACGCAACGAAGCTTTGTATGAAGCCGCCGTGTCTTGGCTTGGCTCTGGACACCCAGCCGATCTTGTCGTTTCCGAACTTCTCCCCGCTGCGATCAGTTACGGGCTGCGCGAGTCCGAGGCCAGGGCCGTCTTGCAATCTGCCCTCAAATCCAGAGCAGCCGCCGACGGTGCGACAAAAACGCAAGCCTCGACGACCAGCAGGACCAAGTGGTCGCATCGCTTTGAAGACAGGACTCGACCCGGTCTTGTGCCGCCAACTCCGCTCCCGGCCCCGGCAACACAAGAGCCGACCAGTGAATC